TTCTTTTACCGTTGGTTCTGATGTTATGGTAGGCGGTGCTCCTGCTGCTGATGGTGAATACATAATGGAAGATGGAAGTGCAATCGTGGTTGCCGGCGGTTTGGTTACTGAGGTAAAAGAAGCCACACCAACGGACATGACGAGCGAACAACTTCTTGCTGCTATATCTGAATTGAGCGAGCAACACAAAACACTTTCTGAAACATTGACTGCTAAACAAGCAGAACTTGAGGCTTTGACAGCAAAGGAAAAGGCAGCAAACACTGAACTTGCTATTGCTAAAGCTGAGGTGGCTCGTTTGAGCGCATTACCTGCTGCTGCAAGTGTTACCGAAGTTGCATTAGCCGCTTCAAAACAAAAAGAAAAGCCTGCAAAATTGTGGTCTGAAATGAGTGCAGTCGAGCGCATGGCATCATTGAAAAATAACTAGTACATATCAACCAATAAAATAAAAATCAATCCAATAAAATGGCAACAACTCTAAGTTTAACCGAAACATTCGATGGCGAAAAAGCTGGAGAATTGCTTCTAAACGCGTTCCTTACCAATGATTCGATGCAGTACTTAACAGTACGTCCGGACATTGCTTACAAAGAAAAGGTGCGCAGATTACTAAACACAATAAATGTAGGTGCATTGACTTGTGACTTTACTCCAACGGGTACTGTTACACTTGATGAGCGCACAATAACTTTGGAAGGTTTCCAAGTTCAAGAGCAAATCTGTAAGAAAGATTTTCTTGCTGATTGGACTGCTCGTCAAGCACAAAACGGCTCACTTGATGGTCAACTTCAAGGTGCAATCGGTGACACTATTGTTTTGGGTGTTGCGCAGAAATTAGAAACAACCATATGGCAGGGCGTAAACGCCAACCCAGGTGAGTTTGATGGTTTTATACCCCTTGCTGCTGCTGATGGAACAGTTAATTCTGTTGCCGCTCCTGCTGCTTTGACAAGTGGAAACATCATCGCTAAAATAGAATTGCTTCTTGCTGAGGTTCCAACTGCGGTTGAGAACTCAACCGAAAAGCCAATGCTATATATGAATAAAAAGACGTTCCATCTTTACCGCCAAGCTAACGCTGCTGCTGGTAACGGTTGGTACACATACGCTGGCCCTGCTGTGGCAACTTCATTTATGGGTATCTACGATATAGCAATATGTCCGGGTATGTCGGACAACACAATGATGGTTGCTCAGAAATCAAACCTTTGGTTTGGCACTAACAAAACAAGCGATTTAAACTCTGTTAAAATTAAGGACATGAGCGATGTTGACTTGAGTGACAACGTACGTTTCTCTGTGAAGTATTTCGCAGGTGTTCAGTACGGATGGGGCAATGAAATAGCATTGTACACAGTTTAAGATTTACCAATAACAACGGGGGTGTCAAAAACCCCCTTTAATACAATATAAAACATGGCGTGTATATTAACACAAGGATTTACAACATCGTGCTTAGATGGCGTTGGTGGTATCTCCGAGGTATTTGTTGCGAATTGGGATAATTTCGATTCAGGCATTACAACTGACCCAACGAGTGGTGAAATAGATGCACTTCCTACTGCAACGCTTTATCGCTATGTAGGATTGAAGGCTTCGATGTCACTTGACGACACTCCTAAACCAAGTGTGGAAAACGGAACAATTTTCTACGAACAGAAAGTTGCTATTCGTATCGGTGGTTTGAGTTCTGCTAAGTCGAAAGAAATTACAACGCTTGCAAAAGCTAAGCTGATAATCTTTGTTCGCACTAACAAGAACCAAATACTTTGCATCGGAAAACAAAACGGTGCATTCTTAACCGGTGGCGCAGGCGGTGCAGGAAAAGCACTAGGTGACTTCAACGGTTACGAGTTAGAGTTTACCGCAGAAGAACCAACCATGGCACTATTTGCAGAGGCATACACAGCTGTACCGTTTGACAACTTCGCAGGGATAACATTAAGTCCTGCATACTAATACCAGACCCGTTCTGTTTTCATCTTTCATATTTAAAATTTAATTTTTTCAAAATAGGCGGGCGTAAAAACTCGCCTTTTTTGTTTTAAGAATGAAATATCTAATACCAAATACAAGCGGTCAGACGCTATATGCGACACTCAAAGAGGGTGAAGTAATACTTGGTGCATCTTTCACGCATTACTTGCTTGTAATAACTCGAGATGAGAATTACAGCGATGGTGAAAGTATAGCGCAGGTGCCAACGGTAGTAATAGACAATGAAAGGTTCACACAATTAACGGTTACAACAGTAGGACTAACTGCTCCAGGCGCTCACACATATAAAGTATACGGTCAAAATTCGGCTGTGAATACAGACCCAACTTCTATTTTGGTAGTTGGTTTAATCGAGGTAGGTAGTATAATTTTAACGGACGATGCTGAGTATTTCACACCGTCAATTTCAACAATAGAAAACGATGTTAGAAGCAGACAATAAGAATAACGTTCATAGTATTTCATTAGCACAATACTCACCACAGAACTATTCAGAGGGTGAGGATAACAAAGGCGTGGTGCATTATGGCAATGATAATAACTTTCCGTTGTACTTGGCCGAGTTGCACGAAACAACGCCCGTGCATGGGCCTTTGTGCACTTCACTTGCCACAATGATTTCGGGCAAAGGATTTGAAACTAAAGACGCGAAACTAAATCAACGTGTAATCGCTCACAGCCTATCCGACTTGCTTCCTAAAGTAGGTAGTGACGTGAAAATATACGGTGGTTTCTATACTGAAATAATTTATTCGACCGATAGAAAAACGGTTGCAAAAATAAAATATCATCCATACCATTGGTGCCGTTTAGGTATTGATAAAACAACGGGCGAGGTTATAGGAGTATGGATAAGTCGCGATTGGACAGCAACTGGTAAGGTTAGAAATAGACCCGTGTTTGTGCCGCGTTTCAATCCTGCGTTTAAAGAAGAACAACCGAATCAAATATTGTTTACTCAGTTGCCGGTTGTTGGCAATGGGTACTATGCGAAGCCTGATTATTGGCCTGCGGTAAATTATTTAGAACTTGCCCGACAGATTGGAATTTACCATGTGAACAATATTCTGAATGGTTTCTTTCCTTCGTTTATGGTGTCATTCTTTAATGGTGTGCCCGATGAACAAACACAAATGGGTGTGCGCAGGTCTTTTGAAAAGTCAGCAAGCGGTGCAAAGAATGCAGGCAAGATGCTAATTACATTCAATGACAGTGGTGTAACTGCTCCAAAGGTTGACCTCATGCCTATGACGGATGCGGATAAGCAATATGACCTATTGAACAAACAATCCGTTTCTCACATCATGGTTGCGCACCGTGTTACAACTCCAAGACTGTTTGGAATAGGTGACACAGGCAACGGATTAAGTTCAAACACGGATGAAATGAAACAAGGGTTGGAGATATTGAATACACAAGTCATTCAACCATATCAAAGTTTGATTTGCTCACATTTTGAAACCATATACCAAGCAGAAAGTATCAATGGCACGCTCAAAATTATCCCTAACGCACCAATATCATTTGATGCTGAAATTCCTAAACCGCCCGTGGTGGCACCTAAACTAAGCGCAGAACCTGCAGCAGAACTAATAGCACTCGGTGAAGATGTTCCCGATGGTTACTTTATTCTCGATGCTTACAAAGTAAACGAGGATGAGGATGATGCAGAAAATGCTTCACTTGAAAGTGTAAATTTATCAGTGAGCGCAGGAACGGCAAGGCCGAATGCAAAGAGTGAGCAAGATAAAAAGATTGACAACAAATTATTTATAACTCGCTACCGGTACAAGGGCGAAAGTTCAGACAACACTCGCGCGTTTTGCAAGAATATGGTGTCAGCTAACAAGCTCTACCGCAAAGAAGATATAGTGCAAATGGAAAATAGAGCGGTCAATAAAGGTTGGGGCCCGCATGGCGCTGATACATACTCTATTTGGATGTACAAAGGCGGTGGTGACTGTCATCATTTCTGGCAAAAGGAAGTGTATGTAAGTGCTGAAGGTTTGGGTGTGGATGTTAACTCACCAAACGCACGAAAAGAAGCTGTTGCCAAAGCAGAAAAGCAAGGCTACAAAGTGCGCAATGAAAAGCAGGTTGCACAACTTCCTGTTGATATGCCTTTCAATGGATTTCTACCTGATAACCCTAGATTTAATTAAGCCATGCCCGTAACATTTCCAGCGAAAACGCTAATTATAGACGAGAAATATATGCAGAAGAACACCGCATTGAATAGTGCGGTGGACGTCAATTTGATATACTCTGCAATGTATGTGGCTCAAATTAAAAACGTTCAACCGTATCTTGGCACGGCTTTGTATGAAAAGATTCTGAGCGATATTTCTACCAATACACTTGCCGGTGATTACTTGGACTTGGTCACAAAGAAATTAGCAGACGTGTGTTGTTGGTGGACAATGATTGAGTTGATACCTAAACTCACATACAAGTATGACAATGGCAGTTTACAGCAAAGAATTTCGGAAGATAGCACACCTATAAGCGATGCGCAAATGAAAGATGAAATAGACCGCGCACGCCACAATGCTGAGTTCTTTACTCGGAATTTAATTGACTACCTATGCGAAAAGTCAAGTTTGTTTCCTGAGTATTCACAAAGTGTTTCACCGTGCAAATGCCCACTAAAAAGAGTGCGCGTTGCAACCTCATTCATGTTCACTTTTACAAACGAAAATAATAATTGTTGCAATGATTGAATCCTTAGTTCGTGGCCAAGTAGTCACAATTTTAAAACGCTCAAATGGTTATGAATACCTGCGTGAAGGTGAGATAACCATAGATGAACCATTGACACTTCACCCAAGTGGGCAGTCGGTTACCTGCGACATAGAGATATGCGATGTGGTAGCGAATTGCGATGTGGTGTTGAATGACAAAGTATACATAACAGATGAACATCCATTTGTATTTCCTGAGTTGGTAGGTGGCAGACCTAAAAATATTGTAAGACGATGAACCAAAAAACATTCGCTGCATTTTTAGTTAGTGTACTAGCACTGTGCACATGGATGTTTGGTTATATCCTAGTGGCCTATACATTTCATCATCCATACTTTGTTACCGATGTATTTGTAACGGATATGTGGATGCTTAGCGATGCGATAGCGAAGTGCTTAATCATTATCGTTATATTAATGCTTACCACTGGATACTTTCACCAATGGTTAATGTTTGTATTTTCAGTTGCCGTAAATAATTTACTCGATGAATTATGGTTTGACCCTTACACACTAGGTTTAAACGAAGCTGCCATTACTGTTTTGCTTGCTGTTTACTACACCACACAAATCAACAAGGCTTTGTATGCAGCAAGAGGACATAAATGAGATACTCACTAAAAACGGAGTGACAATTATGAGCGCAATCACAGCAACTGTTGCCAAGGTATCACACACGATAATGAACAATAGAAAACTATCATTTGCAAAATGGTGTGCGATTATATCCATATCGCTATTTTGGGCGTGGATGGCAGGTTTGTTTTGTGCTTGGAAGGGCTTTGATACACTGCTTACATC